TTGATTTGGTTATTGATTTCTGTTGTATCTAAACCAAGTTTTAACCTATCAAGTTTAACCTTTGACAGTTCTTTTATATCAAACTCAACCTCTTGGATTTTCTTTTGAAAGTCCGTAATGTCTGCTCCAATCTCAACTGATAATTTACCTCCTGCCATTATGCTTTTATTTTTTCTTGATACTTTCTAAATTCATTCATAAATCTCTCTCTCATTTCATCCGTTACACCTACTTTAACTTTTTTATCATTATTCAAAGGTAAAAACGCTTCTTTGCGTTTAACCATCTTTTTAGGATCTTGATGCGGTGCAATGTAACTGGTCCACATTAACTCCCTTAACTTTTGCCAATCGTATAAATCAATCCTTTTATATGCAAAAAGTCGAATTTGAAACTCCGCCCACGTCATATCGTAAACCGCTTCCAAACTCGACATTCTTAATTCACCAATGGCAAAAGAAATTACATCCTCGCTCCAGTTTATTTTTTCGTTACTATTTTTTTTTTGCTTTTATCTTCCGGAACATCTTTTGTTAATGACTCCATAAAGGCTTGAAAAAACGATGTAACAACTTCGCTATCCATTCCAACCTCATCAATCCAATCAGCAAAAGAATAAGCATCAAATGGAGCGAATTGCCCTTTACGCTTAAACCCATAAGCACAACTGTGAAACATAATTAACGGAATCCATTTAAATGGATTTTCGGCAAGTTTAGCATCGATTTCAGTCATTGCTATTTTTTCGCTTTCGAGTAAGTTTCCTAAAAAACCTAATCCAAAATAGAAATCTCTATATTCACCGCCTATTTTTAGGTTGATTTTTTTCATAAATTATTTATAAATTCTTATCTCAACAGTTACGTTACCGCTTGGAGTTGATGACTGACCTCCTGCCATATCATAAATATTTACTTGAAATTGATTGTTTGGATTAACTCCATCACTTTGATTTGCCAATGTTACAAATACAACTCCTGAATTATCTAAATTAGTACTAATAAATTCTAATTTATTTGAATCTAAAGATGTAAAAAATCCTGTTTTTGTAACATAAACAACACCATTAAAAGGATTTGAAATTGTTGGTGATGTAAATCCTATTCCATCATGCAAAACTCTTACAACCGAAGTTTTATTTATTATTGCTCTCCAAAAACTATAAGGAGTTTCTTGGTCAACATAATCAACGATATCTTTTAAATTTGTTCCTACATCAGTAGGTGTTATGGCATTAGCCGTCGTTTCGTTAGTAATTTGGCTATCAATTTGCGCCTTTAATTCTGTACTTGTCATTTTATTGATTGTTAAGGTTAAGCAAATTCACTGCTAAAAACTTCATCGAAAACGTTAGTTCAATCGTTAGGATCTGTTAATACTATTGCACCATCACCATCTAAAGTAAGTGAGAAAGTTGTAACCTCATCACCACTTCCAAAAGTAGCACTTAAATCAGTAATGTAAGCATCACCATAATATTTAACAGAAGTAGCATCATCAACATTTGTATCAAGTTTCCAAGTTACTAATGTTTTGTTTTGTTGCAATAAAAACAAAGCATCATGTGAAGCTTTTGCATCATCACCTCCAGCAGTAGTAGTGTCGATATATTCGCCTTCAGCATCTACTGAATAACTAAATGTACCTGGCGTTTTTTTAATTACACCCGGAAAGCATTTAGTTGTGCTTTCAATCATTGCTAATGTTGTGTTTAATCCATTTGAAGTAAGACAAGCAACAGGCTTATAGGCTGCTGTGTCCCAAATGTAAAGTATTCCTTTTTCGCCTCTTATTGACATAATATTTATTTTTTATAAATTAATGATTTCAAATTCAAAGATAATAATTTTATTTATATTTATTCTAAATAATTATAAAATTTATTCTAATGTTAAAATTACTCGAATAAAGCTACGATAAACCGTTTGTGTTGCTGTACTGCTGTCTAAATTACTTGGAAACTCATATCTCCGATTAACAACTGTAAATCCATCAATAGTAACGTTTTCAATTAATGATAATATATTGTTTTCCATGTCATCGTTAACCAATCTACTTCCAACATTACCGGCACCATTATATATTTTTACAATATCCAAAAGTGTGTATGAAATCCATTGATAATTGCATTTAGTAGCTTTGTCAATCTCTTTGTCCTGTGTTGAAATAATAACGTATTCAGTTGGATTATTGTTGCCTGTTACTTGCATATCATAACAATCATAATCGCCTATTATGGCATCGTATAAAGCTTTCCTAACGTATTTATTTGGATTTACCATATTTGTCTAATACTTTTTTTAACTTCTCTAAATATTCTGTTCTACCTTGCAATAATGCCGGATATAAATAAGGTCTTGGCCTTAAATTAACTTGCTTTATTCCTTTACCTTTAAACTTAATCGCCTGGTCCTTTAGTTCGTTTGGAACATCAACTAAACCGCCTGTTCCAAATTCAACGAATGGAGCATAAGGCGCAATAACTCCTCCAGCTTCAACTTTCCAATTTAATGGAGTATCTTTGATGGCCTGTATAGATTGTCCTAATTTACCAAAGTTAGCAGGAGCATAATTTTTAGCATTCTTTTCAATATTACGAGCAACCAATTCAGTAACTCCTTCAATATCCTTTTCAGCTTCTTTGCCATACTTTCGTATATTAGCCAAAACAGTATTTAAGCCTTTTATTTCCATTAGGTTCTTTGTGTGGCTTGTATTTGAATATCAATATTATCCAGGTCAATATTTAAAACGCTATCGATATTGTAAATAACACTATTATAAACAATGAAGTTATCTTTTATAGAAATATTTAAATTTGGATTATTACGAACGGTAAAAACTACCTGAACAAAATTATCGTTTTGTCCGTTCTCGTTTGTTCTTGAAGCATTGTTTGTAGTTACGTTTGTCCAAAGAGTATAATCTAAAGCAGTTGTTACGGTATTTCCACCGAATCCATCGGAAACAGTTGTAGTAATCCACATTTCAATAATCCTATCGTATTTTCTTGCAATCATTATAAGAATCGTCTGTTAGCATCAATATTAGATAAGACAAAGTCAGGAACGCTATTCATTGCGTTTTTAGTTTCTGAATTGTAAAACCAAAAGTTTATCAATTGCAAAGCACTATCAATTAACTCCGAAGGAATATCCTCAACAGAAGTATATCCAATTGTTAAAGTAACCATATTATTGACAGTTGGAACAATAGCAAATAAAGGTCTGTAAATTATATCTAATTCGGTTTCGGTATTGTCTATTGGATAATCGTAAACTTTAACTTGTTGCACTAAAGCGCAATCTTTAAAATATACTTTATCACGTGTTTTGAATATATGATTTGTACGTTTCTCAATAAAAGAAAGTGCAGAGTTTATCATTCCGGTTATTTCATCATCGGTAACGGTTTGCCCCTCATCGATTTTAAGATATAACTTGGCTTGTTCTAAAGAAATAACATCGGTATAATTAGTCATTATTTTTTGGTTTTAGTTTCTTTAACTTCTTTAACTTCTTTCACTTCCTCTATATAACCATCATTAAGCATTCCTAAAGCTTGTTCTTTAGTCAACTCAATAGTTTCATTTACTTTATAGTTTTGTTTATTGGAATGAGTGTAAAATGGTTTTAATACTTTAAATGTCATGTGGAGTTTATTAATGTTAATTCTAATAAAAAAAGCCACCACAATCAAGCAGTGGCTTTAGTTTAAAAAATCTTAACGATTATGCAGTAGCAGTGAAATCACCGTAAACAATTGCTAATGGTTGCTCAACAGCCAAAGCAACTTGCGCCTCAATACGAGCAGTGATGTTGTTGTTCACAAAGTTTGTTCCTTCTGTTTCAGAAAACTCTAAAGACAATCCTTCAGTAGTTACTTTGTTTACTCTTGTCCAATCACCTACATAGTATTTGTTAGCAGCTAACCAAGTAGCTTTAAATACTTGAACTCCTGCAACTCTTAAAACTCCACCTTCGTAAGTAACGGCAGACTCTAAATCCATTTTCGCAGTTTTCAAGATATCTAAATAATCAGTTGGTCTGATAACGATACCATTTACAGTATAGTTTGCATCTTCTAATTTACCAATCTCATTGATAAGCATTTCAGATTTAGAACTTCCTGTTATGATTTCAGTTGAATCTGTAGCATCAGCAGCTAATATTGTATTGAATGCAGCGTTTTCAGCTTTTAAGTAATCTCTTCTCAATAAATCAGGAATAGCTGAAGTAATGTAAGATAAGTTGTTACGCATTTTTTTAGAGTAACGAGCAAAACCAGCAATAAAGTTTGTTGAAACATCAACAGCAGTAAAGTCGTAATCTCTTTGATTTTTAGCAGTATTTTCAGAATTTGCTCCGATTGATCCTTCTCCAGCACCTTCTACTGTATACGTATAAGTTCCACCATTGATGTTAATGTTACCTGTTAAGTCAGCAACGTTTAACATTTGTGAAGGGAATTTAACAATGTCAAAGTTATAATCTCTTGGCTGATCACCAGTCAAGTTTGCAGTAGTCATATTTCCTACAGCTTTCAATCTTACTTTGTTGTTCTCACCAACAGATGCAATTCTTTCAGCGTTATCTTTGATTACAGATTTGATTGCATCAACATTTGTGTTAGCATCAGCTTTTGCTTTCTCTTGAAGTTTTACATCCAATTTGTCAGCGTGATCCTGTACAGCTTTTAAGTCAGCAGCAAATTTTACTTCAAGTGAATTTTTTACATTTTGCAATTCAGCATCGAAAGTAGATACGATTTCTGAAGTTAATTTTTTTTCAAAAGCATCGATTGCGCTTTTTACTTCTGAAGCGGTTTTAGTTTCTAATCCGCTTTTAATGTTTGCCAATTCGGCTAATAATTTTTCGTCCATTTTTATTTAATTTTTAACGAGTTTGTAAATGATTTTAACGTGTCTAATATAAGCGGCTCATTTGTAAAAGTGTCAGGTTCTGACGGCTCATCTGTAAGTGCTTTTAATAATGTTTCGATTTGTTTTAACCTGGCATCAGAATAATCCAAATCATATGCTTTTGTTATCAATTCCATTAAACCGTAATGCGATTTAATAGCTTTTATATTTTGAACTGTACTTAATTCGTTAGCTGCCCAACTTGACAGGAATGAATATTCAGCAAGTTTATACTCGGTAATTTTGGCTTTCTCTTTTGCATCTCTACTCATTACTTTATATCCAATACTTAACTCTGCATTTAGATTGCTATCATGCATAAGTTTAACATCAGTAAACATATCACGACCTAAATCCTTTTTCATATTGAATTGGGTTGTAGTTAGTAAACCATAAGTATCTTTAGTATCAATATTCAAAGGAACACCAATCATCATTGTAGGATTGTGATCCTTTAATACTCTAATACGTTTGAAGTTCTCTGCAACCGTTTTGTTAAACGATCCATAAGCGGAAATATCACCATCGCTATCTTTAACATTGTAAACGTTAGCATAAGCAGTAACAACGCCTTTGCTTTCGTCTAACTCTTTTAAGTCGTATGCTAATTGTTTGAACTCTATTCTATCCATTAAAATTAGTGTTTATAGATACAAAGATATAAATTTTATTTAGACTAAATATAAATAGTATATATTTTTTTTAGAAGATAAAGAAAGTTTGTTTTAAATCAAAATAAAATCGCATTGCTAAAGCATCCGAGTAATCTGGTGAATGCCCAATTAACTCTTTTACTTTCTCTTTTGGCAATATTCTCAACTTACCATCTTGATCAATCTTATCTCTTTTAACCTGTTCTAATTCTTTAGTTATTATATCTTGTACATCGGCATTATTGCAATCGATAAATAGTTTATTTGATTGGATTAGTTCAGCAAGTTTATAATAGCATTGGGTTTTTAAGTTTTGATACTCTACATTATTGTTTTCCTCTTTCATTGCTTTTGAATTGTTTACAAATCCTTTGCAACGTACAATGTCAACAACACCACCACCAACACCATCCTCATCTGCAATAACATTAGACAATGGCACCCGATGTTTATTCATTAGTAATTTTATTGCCTCAGCTGTTTCGGTAATACTTGATTTGTCTAAAGTAAATATTTCAATAACCCTGAATCCACTCCAAACAAGTATAACCATCTTATCGCTTCCATATCGAGCAATATCCGCACTAATATACATATCACCGGCATCAACAAAGTCGTTAGTAAATATGTTCTGAATCTTATCAAAATCGATAAGCCTTGCAGGATCATTGTCGAATTCCCAATTACCATAATACAACCTTTGTTTACTATTCTCATCCAAAGCGAGTAAACTATCTAAATATGATAATGGTAAGTTAGGATTGTCAGTTGGCAATGATTGTATAAACTTTCTCGTTTCGTTTATAGTTCCGGCAGCAGTTGGAATGTAAAACTTTGAATAGGTCCAATTCTTTGCGGGGTTGCATGTTCCTAATATCTTTGGGGTTAAGTTATATTCATTTAGTTTATATCTTATTCTGGATGTAACTATTTGCCATGCCTTAAATGAAATTTGATTGCACTCATCTATAAACGCTCCGGTTATCTCTAACGAACCTAAACTATCAAAGTTTGGATCAGCGGGATAGGAATATAAATCCTTTAAAAGTATTTCACTTCCATTGGTCCAGGTGATCACTCCAGTTTGACTATTATAGTTATAGGAATTAGATAGCTTTAAATTGGATGTAAGTTCAAAGAAAGTATTTAAAGTCGTTTCTTTTAATGTCTTTAGCTTTGACCTTCCCATTAGCCAACGAGTGCCAGGATAGGCTTGACATTGTTCGATAAGCCACAAAACACCGAGAGCGGATTTGCCACCTCCCGCAGCTCCACCGTATAATATTTCCTTTGTTACATTATCCTTAAGATAATAAACAGCGTGTTCTTGCTTAATTAATAGTTTCATTTGGTTTTATTCCACTACCTAAACTTATAACGTTTGTAGTGATTTCCCCAGAGTGTTCTGTTTGTACTTTATCGCCAAACATTTTAGGATAAAATTTAGCAGCTTTCCATTTCAAAGTTTGAATAATAACATTAGCACTTGATGCGTCTAATAAACCATTTTTTAAATCTAATATAGTTTGGTCTATTTCTTCTAATATTAAATCTCCCCTATCTTGTTGTATCTTTACGTACAAGTCTAATAATTCGGAATAATCTCTTTTCCAATTATAAAACGTAGCTCTTGATGGATATTTTTCTGTTTTATCCGCATCTATAACTTGACCTACGTTTTTAAAGCCAGTATCATAAAGCTTTAAACATATTTCTTTTGCTATTTCAAAATTATATTCGCTTGGTCTTGCCATATTTATATTAATTTACCAATTATTCCCAATTCTTTGATCACATCGGGATTATTATCATAATGCTTTGAAATGCCTAATTCCTTTATTTTTTCAATCTTTTCTTTATTGCTTCCGGTAGCAAATATTTGAGAATGTGGAATATTTAATTTGTCAGCTCTGCTGTACATCATAGGTTTAAATGAACGAGCTGAAATAATATAAACTATATTTCCTTTATTTATTTCGTCTTGTGCTAACTGCATTCCTTTATCGGTTGACAACGTTTCATCGTAATCAAATGAAACTTTTATTTTTTCAGCTTTAGTTTCGGTCCAGGCTGATTGACAAACTGCATATCTTTGCTGTGTATCATATTCATCATTCATTTTTTCATCCTCCATACATCTTTGAATGAAATCAGTTCTATTTTCACCTGGAGTTGGGTTTGGTATTGGCATAATAGTTTTTTAAATACGTTAAACCTACTCTATTGCTAAAGTAGGTAAAGAGTAACTTTAATTTACTACTCCCGCTAATTTTTATTCATTAAATTTCTAATCGCTATATTCTTTTTAATTTCATCGTATAGTTCGCCATTGAACTCCAATATGAAATCAGTTCCATTTAAAACCAAACACATTGTTTCGCTATCAATAACATAACAACCATTAACATCAGAGATAACAAAATCAAAGTTTCGGTATTCCTGATCATGTTCTGTTTCAATTAACACTCTTGGCTGCTTCATATAACAAAGATATATAAAAAATAATTACTAAAATGTTTGGTGGTTTATTATAAATAACTATATTTGTATATTATTATTTATTAAATCAAAAATTATGAAAAATTTTCTATTAAAACAAAAGTACCAAGTTTATGCAATTGGATTGATTGCATTATATTTTTTAACCAGATTTTTATACTAAAACATTATGAAAACAAAAATTGAAATTAAAAGTTTTTTTGGCGATTTACTTTTTACTTACGAAGCACAAAATGCAACTATTAAAGATGCTGTTGAACAAGCAGTAAAAGAAAAAGTTTCTTTACATTCGGCTGACTTACATTCGGCTGACTTATCTTCGGCTGACTTACGTTCGGCTGACTTACGTTTTGCTGACTTACATTCGGCTGACTTACGTTCGGCTAACTTACGTTTTGCTAACTTACGTTCGGCTGACTTACGTTTTGCTGACTTACATTCGGCTGACTTACGTTTTGCTGACTTACATTCGGCTGACTTACATTCGGCTGACTTACGTTCGGCTGACTTATCTTTGGTTGAAAATAAAGAAAATGCAAAGATGCCATTATTTTGTAAATGGCATTATTCAATTTTAGGAGATAAAATACAAATTGGATGCGAAAAAAGAACTATTGATGAATGGGATAAGTTTTTTGCAAGTAAAAAAGTTTTATCTACTGAAAGAGGAACAAAAAATTTTAAACAAATTGAAGCAATTTATAACGCTTGTAAAGCATATTTAAAAACATTATCATGAGCATCAGAGCAAAACAAAAGTTTTATAACAAGGCTAAAAGTTTAGGAATAGACATGGCAAATGTAAACTACGATTTAGTGGATTTATCAAGTCCAGTTAAACACAAAAGCAGTTTTAAGAAACGTGCTAAAGAAGTGAAAGAAATGTATAACTATCGGTTCCCTTCTTATGTAGAGCCTCGTAGTTTTGATTTCGGATTGTTTAACATAGAATTTAAAAGAAAATGACAAAAAAGAAAGTAAAAAAATTACTTAAAAAAGGATTAAAGGGATTTCTCTTTATTACTTCAATGTTTATTTTATTAATATTAATTTTAGAATGAAAAAGCTAATATTAGATTCGATAAAGGATTTTTGTAATGATAATTACAATTGGTTTGATTACTATATTAACTCCAAAGGCTTTGAAATTTACGATGATGATTTTAATTGCATTGCTATTGTGGATTTTGAAGTAGAGGTTGAAGTATATCGTAAACCTTCTTATGGAAATTATTTTGATCCGCCTGAATATGGCGAATGTGATTTTATACTTTTCGCAATTACTTTACACGATTTATATAACTCAAAAAATAAACTATTGCCTAATTGTAAAGAAAAATTACAAAAATTACTCGAAGATAAAATTGGAAAAAAATTATAAATTAAAACGTCCTAAAAAATCGGACACTTAAAAGGAAAAATAATATGAAAAAAGAAAAAAATTTAGGAGGCAGACCTAAAGCATTTATTGACGATGTGGCGGTTGTTTTGCCAATATCAGTTCCAAGTAAAGAGCGTGAAAGATTGCGGATCAAATGGAACAAAGATTTAGATGAATTTAGAATTAAGAAAAAATAAATTTGTTTATTAATTATAAATTACTATATTTGTAACCGAGTTGGTCAGAACTCTAAACCAAAACATAACTAATTCCCTTCTGACCTTACGACTGACCTCGTTTGAATTGGAAGGGATTTTTTATTTAAACTATTATGAAAACACTATTTGAAAATTTAAAAGAAGAACACAAATTGCAGTTGGAAGTGATGAAAGAAATTTATCCAAATTCCCACGCAAGATTGGTAAAAGCATTAGAGGATAATTATTTGTATTCTCTGCTGACAATATCAGATGCATATACCTTGATTTTAAACACGAGTAACAAAAGTTTTTCAATAACTAATTTATCAGACCTATTTTATGAGTAATAAAGATTTATTTCAGATGATGAGAGAGCAGGAGGTTCAAACACAGAACTTCTTGCCAAACAAAAAAGAGATTCAATTCTCTGCGACCAAATTTATAAATGATGTTATAGATGGAGGCGAGGTTGACAAGTACGAACTATTAGCACAAGCTAAAAGAATGCAAGAAGCACTCGATGTAATTACTGCTAAAATATTAGAAGTAGTGCCACAGGAAAACTTTGAGGCATTTGGCCTTAAAGGAACGTTTAGAAATGGTGGTGAAACCATAAACTATAAGGATGATTTTAAATGGTCTGAATTAAAAGAAAAACTAACCGAAAGAGAAATGCTCCTGAAGGTAGCTTTAAAGTCTAATTCAAGTATTTATGATGATGATGGTATTGAAGTAACAAAAGTAAGTACATCACCACGCAAAGATACTTTAGCAATCTCTTGGTAATTAGTAAAAAAAATAGTATATTAGCATATCATAATTAACAGATGCAAGGTTCGGGCATCTTAATTCCGGACCATAAACAAATAATAAGATTATGAGTAATCGCAAACAAGCCTTTGCACAACCGCAAAGCAATCCAGCAACAAAGTTTATTGAGTGGAAATCAAACGACAAGTGTTTTTCTTACTATGACAAAGAGAAACAAGAGAACGTTCAAATCCATTTACCTTTTAAGTTTTTAGTTCTTGACGAACTACATACAATAAAAGGTTGGAATGATGCCACAAGTAGCAGTATTTATTCCAATGAGGTTAAATTCATTTCAAAAGAAGAAATGACTGTTAAGCCATTCAAAGGAAATGAAATTGCTAAAGGTCTTTATAAAGACATTAAAGATAAAATTGTTGCAGCTGGAGGCCATTATACAAGAAGCATTTATGTTATGCTTGAAGATGGATCATTGGCAAATATCCAATTAAAAGGAAGTGCCACACAACAATGGGGTGATTTTACACAAAAAACTCGATCCAGGTTAGCTGATGAGTGGATTATTGTTAAAGATACCAAAGATGGCAAAAAAGGTGCTGTTAAATATTCAATGCCAAACTTTGTGTTTGAGAAATCATTAACTGATAAAGAATGTAACATGGCCGATGATTGCTTTGATACATTGGAGGCATACCTTAAAACCTATTTAGTCAAACAAGATGTAAACGATATTGAGGTTGTTTTAAATGGAGACATAGCCAATGACTTTAATGAATCGCAAGAATATGAAGATGATTTAGATTTTTAAATAGCATTCAACACAACTAATTAAACCACCTTAACCGGTGGTTTTTTTATTTATTAGTACACTTTTTAAGCTATAAAGTACACATTAATTTTAAAATGTGTACTGTTATTAAAGTCAATAAATATAAGGCTTTACAATAAAATAGTACACATGTACACTTTGATTTGACTTTTTTCTAAAAAAAATAAAAAAAATAAAAAAGTTTTTTTTCTATAATATATATAAGGCTCTCAATGTGTACTTGTGTACTTTTATAAATAAAGTTTTTTATATTGATTTATTTGTTATATTTGTAATCGTTGGAGTGGTAGCCAATTTATAAACTTATTACAAGACCTCATTACCACGCACCTACCACTGCTGGTAATGGGGTTTATTTTTTAATTAAATTTTATAACTATGAAAATTTTAAGAACAGATGGTGGAGGTGAAAGCTTCACAAATGAAAGATTAAGAACTTTAAGAAAAATGTTAATACAAGTTGATATTAACAACATTTATTTATTACATGATCACAAAGGAATTTTAACAGTAGTTTGGGATTCTATACCTGATGATTATGATAAAGCAAAAGTAGAAGATGCCTGGTCCTTTTTAAATGAGTATGAAATCGAACATCAAATTGTAACTTTTGAAAATTTATAATTATGGAAGTTACTATTTATAGAAAATCAAACGATACTTCAAATGGATTTTATAAAGATGTATTGTTTTGTCTTGAAAGAATAAGACAAGGTAAATCAAAAGAAATGGTTGAGTGGTTAAGAACTTTGCCGAAAATAGATTATGATAAAAATAAAAATCAATTGCCTGGAGTTTGTTTTAATGGTGTTTTTAATTATAGATCAAAGGCAGGAATAAAAGAACATTCAGGTCTTATAATTTTAGATTTTGATAAATTTGAAACTTCCCAAGATGCGATTGATTTTAGAAATTCAATATCTGATGACGATTATATTTTTAGCTGTTGGATTTCCCCAAGTGGAAAAGGTGTTAAAGCTTTAGTTAAAATTCCAAAAGACATTGATAATCATAGTTTATATTTTAATTCTTTGCGTGAATATTATAACCATCCTAAATGGGATAATAGTGGTTCAGACATAAGTAGATTTTGTTTTGAAAGTTATGATCCGGATTTATTTATTAATAAAGATTCTAAAACTTGGGAAAAAATAGAGATTCCAGAGGTTGAAGATTTAGGAAAAAAAACAGTTTCAATTTCTATAAAATCAGACAATATTATTATTAATAATCTTTTAAAATGGTTTGAAAAAAAGTACAATCCAAATGAAAGAAATAAAAGCATTTTTAAATTAGCATCCGCTTTAAATGATTTTGGAATTGATAAAAATGTAGCTGAACAAACTCTTTATCAATTCGAACAAGAAGATTTTGACAGGAAGGAAATTTTAACAACTTTAAACTCTGCATATAAAAAAACTGCAAATTTTAGAACTAAATTTTTTGAGGATAAATTAGTTAAAGAAAAAATTGAGAAACAAATAAGAAGTGGTAAGAATAAAAAAGAAGTAATTGAAAACTATTCTGAATATAAAAAAGAAGAAATTGAAAGCTGTATTGACGATATAAAAGAGGAAATATCTGTTTCAGACTTTTGGTTTTATAATGATAAAGGAAGGATAAATTTAAGTCCACATAAATATAAATTTTGGCTTCAACAAAATAACTTTTTTAAATACTTCCCAACTGATGCCAATACTTTTACATTTATTAAAATTGAACAAAATTTAGTTGAGGAAACAAGTGAAAAGAAAATAAAAGATTTTGTTCTTAACCATTTATTAAGTCGTGATGATATAGGGTTTCAACCTTATGATTTTATGGCATCAAATAATAAATATTTTCAATCTGATTTTTTAAGTTTTTTAGAAAGTTCAGAAATAAATATAAAAGAAGATACACAAACTGAATGTTTTTTATATTTCAATAATTGTGTGGTTAAAGTAACATCTGAAAATATTGAAACAATTGATTATTTAGATTTAGATGGTTTTGTTTGGAAAAGACAAATTATAAATAGAGAGTATAAAAAATATGACCATCATAATGCGGTTTTTAGAAAGTTTTTATGGCTTATATCCGGTAAAAATGTAGAAAAGTATAATTCATTTAAATCTGTAATAGGTTACCTTTTACATTCATTTAAAACATCAGCAAATAATAAAGCAATTATATTTAATGATGAAACAATAAGCGAAAATCCTAATGGTGGAAGCGGAAAAGGTTTATTTTGGAACGCATTAAGTCAAACTAAAAAAGTAAGCAGTATTGATGGGAAAACATTTGAATTTACCAAAAGTTTTCCTTATCAAACTGTTAGTACTGATACACAAATATTGGTTTTTGATGATGTAAAAAAGAACTTTAATTTTGAAAGCTTGTTTAGTTTAATTACTGAAGGAATTACGCTTGAGTACAAAGGCCAGGATGCTATTAAATTACCAGTTCAACAAAGTCCTAAAATATTAATAACTACAAATTATACTATTGGAGGAGTTGGTGGATCATTTGAAAGAAGAAAGTTTGAGGTTGAAATGTCAGACTATTTTAGTTATAAGCATACGCCTTTAGATGAATTTGGCCATTTGCTTTTTGATGATTGGGATGATAATGAATGGTTAATGTTTGACAATTTTATGATTAATTGTGTTCAATATTATTTAGAAAATGGATTAACTAAACACGACTTTAAAAATTTAGAAGTTCGTAAATTCATTAAAAATACTTCTTTTGAATTTTATGAGTGGTCAAAACCAAATAATGAAGGTAAAAATGAGAATATTGAATTTAATACACGATGCATAAAACAAACTTATTATGATAGCTTTATAAATGAATATCCCGATTTTAAAACTTATAAGTTAAGTCAAAAGAGATTCACCCAATGGCTTGATCACTATTGCAAATTTTATGGACATACTTATTTAACAGGAAACTCAAATGGTCAAAGATGGTTTGAGATAAAAAATGATAATGCTCCAATTATTGATGATATAATGTTTTAATTATGGATATAGGTAGTTTTGAAATAATAAGATACCATTTTGATTTAGTAAATAATGAACCTAAAATTATTATTGAAATGGTTAAAGTATTAGATAAAAATGGTAAATATATAAAGTTTGCAAAATTGAAAGAAGTTTTACCATATTTAAGTAAATATCCAGTTAAATTTAAAATGATATGAAATTAAGGAACTATCAAATAAGATTATCAAAAGAAGCAGTTGAAATATTGCAACGTAAAAAGATTGTTTACCTGGCGATGGAAGTAAGAACAGGCAAAACTATTACAGCTTTGCAAACTGCTGAATTATTTGCAGCAAAGAAAGTATTGTTTTTAACAAAAAAGAAAGCCATCCCCAGCATTCAAGCGGATTACGACAACTTTGGATTTACTTATGATTTAACAATTGCAAATGATGAAAGTTTACATAAAATTTCATGCAATTTTGATTTAGTCATTCACGATGAGCATCACCGCTTTGGAGCATTCCCAAAGCCAAACGCAACAGCCAAACTATTTAAAAAAATGTACGGAAATTTGCCGATGATTTTTTTATCCGGCACTCCAACTGCTGAAAGTTACAGCCAATGGTATCATCAGTTTTGGGTGAGCGATTACAGTCCGTTTACGCAACCAACTTTTTACAAATGGGCAAATGATTACGTGAATGTAAAAGTGAAGCATTTAGGCCATGGCAAAGTGAATGATTACACAGATGCAAGGAAAAAAGACTTTTGGCATTTAATAAGATATTATATCCTAACCTTTACACAAGTTGAAGCGGGATTTAGTACTCAAGTTAATGAGAATGTTTTGTATTGCGATATGGATTCCATTACTTATAAGGTAATTGATAAGCTAAAAAAAGATTTAGTAGTACAAAACAAAGAAGGTCAACTGATATTAGCTGATACTTCGGTAAAATTACAGCAAAAATTGCATCAACTTTATTCTGGAACTTGCAAGTTTGAGGATGGAACGAGTAAAGTGATTGACTTTAGTAAGGCAATGTTTATCGATAATCATTTTAAAGCTCAAAAGATTGCCATATTTTACAAATTTGTTGAGGAGTTTAACGCACTTAAAATCATTTTTGGCAATAGATTGACAAACGATTTAGAAGAGTTTAACACAACCGATAAAAATATTGCTTTACAAATAGTAAGTGGCCGGGAAGGTATTAGTTTGGCAAAGGCAAAATATTTGGTTTACTACAATATTGATTTTAGTGCTGTAAGTTATTGGCAATCTCGTGACCGTTTAACCACAATGGATAGAAAAGTAAATGATGTTTATTGGATATTTTCAAAAGATGGAATTGAAAGCAAAATTTACGCATCAGTAATTAAGAAAAAAGATTATAACAATGAAACATTTAAACGAGATTTCGGAATCAAAAAGGCAGAGCAAAATAATCAACCAACTCACAAAAGAGGGATGGCTCTGCGTTAAACTAATTAAGACAAATAAGAATGGCATCCCGGATTTGATGTGCCTAAAAGATGGCATAACAATGTTCATTGAAGTTAAAAGGCCAAATGGAAAATTGAGCGAATTGCAAAAGATAAGAATTAAGCAATTACAAGATTTAGGCTTTGATTGTAAAATTTGGGTTGATTATGATGTAAATTATAATTAATTGTTTATATTTGCAGATGTAGAGTCGTAGCTACATTTAAAAATTTGTTTAATTCCCGCATTGATAAAGACTACGACCTTTTGATTTGCGGGTTTTTATTTAAAAAATATGAATACAATATCAGTACAGGGTTTTAAAATTGACATTAACCATTTTGATACACAAATATCAAAAAGTGGCAGACCATTCAGGTTGAGTGGTGTTCAAATAGTAAGAACTAAACCGGCACAATGGGTGAATAAGATGCTATTGCATGGAACGATTTACAGTTTTAGGTATTTAGATGAACAAGATGGTTTTTTTGCTTTTGAGTTTGATCCGTTTAACAATTTTATTTCAAAAATATGATTTATACAGTTAGAAATATAGCAGAGTTTTGCGATGTCGATTATGGATTTATAAAAAGAATAATTGACGCTAATGAATTAAGACCAAAACTTATTTGCGAAAAAAAAGGATATAACTTTTATCAATTATTTATTATACAGTCTTTTTTAGAACAGTTATCTCAAAAAAATTTACATTTTGATTTTGAGAATGAAGAAGTTTATACTATTTATCAATCTAAACTTAATTTTTAATTATGAAATCTATACGCTTGTTTAGGTGGAAATAGATACAAATGGAATGAAGTAGCAGAACAAGCTAATATAGAATTAGAAGTTACAGCAGTTGAATGGGATGAAGAATTAGCTAAATTATATCAAGAACGTTTTACAAATGATATTGTTATTGTTGCTGATGCACATCAGTACCTATTAGACCATTACAAAGACTTTGATTTTATTTGGAGTTCGCCACCTTGCCCAAGTCATTCAAGAGTAAGGTTTAGTCAAAAAAACAGAGAAAATTGCGATGCTGTTTATCCAGATTTTAAACTTTATGAAGAAGTTGTTTTTTTGGATAATTATTTTGATGGAAAATATGTAGTTGAAAATGTAATACCTTTTTATGAACCATTAATTTCAGCTAAAAAAAGAGGTAGACATTTATATTGGACAAATTTTTTACTTCCAACAGATATTGGTGAAAGAGATGGTACAGGTATAATTAGCAAAGCTGTTAATGAAGTAGATGTATTATCTAAATTTCACGATTATGATTTTAACAAATATAAAGGTAAACAAAGAAGGGATAAAATAGCAAGAAATTTAGTTGATTATGAAGCTGGTAAAACTATATTTCAAATAGCATTAGGATTACAAAAAGAAAATAAAACAAATCAATTAGAACTATTATGAACTACCTATTATCAAAAGAGCATTTCATTGCTCACGACCAATTAATCAATGATTATAAAAATTTAATTTGCCACTATGCAGATTTTAAACTTTATCGCAAAGGCACAGCGCAAAATGACAAAGCAAAGCAAAACTGCCATAAGTATTTAATATCAATTATTGTCAATAAGAACATATTAAAAATTGATACTACTGCTGATGAGTTAATGTTGGATGAATTGTTTGACAGGATTAAATAAAAAAAACCCCTCTCAATTTATGTGAGAGGGGAATTCAACCTTAAACCAAATTATTATGAAGCTCAAATATAAACAAAAATGTTTATATAACTTTATATTTTTTGTATAAAATGTAAATCGGTATTAAAAGTAAGAACCAAAGCAGCCACCAATAAGACTCTTTACGTTCAGTTTGTTTTACTTCTATAACTTTGTTTCTTTTAACCATCACTACACCGCTTTTTTTTGCGTTGTGTTGGATTTTTACATCTTTTGCGATACTTATATTGTTTTTACTTTTTTTGTGTCTTATTTTAACGTTTTTGTACTTTTTACCATTGACAGTAAAAGGTAAAGTATTATCAACTGGAACTATCTCTATTTCATCCGTTGTTGAAGTATCAACTATTTTAGTGTTGTTTGTTACCCTCGTTTCAGTTTCGAGAGTAATTTTTTCAGTTTTTTGCTCTTGTTCTTTAGTTTCAGACTTTTGAACCTTTCGTGATCCGCAAGAAGTCAAAAATATAGCGCCTAATAAGGCCAATACAATGGCTATTAGTAAAATGTTATTTCCGTTTTGGTTTTCTTTTAGTGTCATTCGTTTCCTTTTTTAATTAAATAATACCATAGCCAAATCAATTTTTCTCTTATAAATTCATAAGCTATTAGTATTAATATATATTTCATTCCTTTACCTTTTGTGTCTATTTAAACCCTAAAATTTAAGGTTTATATTTAAACGATTAGTAACTTATAAATTACGTTCTTCTTTATATATTTCTAATAGTTCTTTTGTATTATCAAAATCATAAGGTCTACCTTTTAGTTTACATACTCTTATCCAATCTGCAAATCCAATAGCAAATTCATCTGCAATTACTTCACATTGTGCTTCCCTAAGAGTTACAGCATCTCTTAAACTATATGGTTCGGTTCTTAACCATTGATGAAACTTTTCTTTTAGTGTCATAAGTTAATTTGAATTTTTCGTGTTTCACATCCCATTTTATGTACTCCATTTTATAAACCGCAGTATCTACATTTGCCATTACTCCAAAACATATCGCAGTTGTCAGCATCATCTTCACGATTGAAACTTCCCCAACTTTGGTACATTCCTGCTGGAGCAGTAAATCTATGACAGTATTTACTTGATGGACATAAACTGTCATTACATTTTGATATATCAGCCATATTTTTGTTTTATTAAATCTCTATAAATAGTATTTGTTTTTTCGCAATTTTGACCTCTTAAATATTGTCTTAAAATTTTATTCGCTACCTTTTCAATTTGCGAATCAAGATTTGGCGGATTTATCAAAACTTTGTTTTCGTGTATTGTTTTATATTTTTCCATTATACAATTTTATAATTGATAATTCTAATGTTTTTTAATTCATAGTTCCCATCTTGGGAAACTTTAACGTGAGCAAACCCATGATTATAATTATTATAAGGCGCATATTCCGGCTCTAAACCGCAAAGGCATCCTGTTGACCAAGTTGTTGTAACTTCACCGCTTAAAGTCTTTTCCGTATGTTCTGATGTTCTATGATGATGACCTACTATTGCACTTTCTTTAGCTTTCATAAATAAACCCCTTGCAGGATTAACAGGCGGAGCAAATCCTCCAAACCATTCGTGGCCATGAAGTATTGGAAGCTTACCAGCTAAAGCCATTTGTTTATCCTTAACTAAAGTAACTCCAAACTCTCTAAATCTCAATAGTTGTTCAAGTTTAAAATCATCAATCCCTAATAATTCAGGTGCTTTAATCATCAAATAATCTTCATACCTTTTTTCGTGATTTCCGATTTTATAGTAAATAGGACATTTGAATAAATCTTGCATCATTTTTAGAAACTCCCTAACCATTTCTAACTCTCCCGCCATATCCCTTAATCGTCTATCTTTAGTAAATCGGCTACATTGGTAAAAGTCAGCGATATCACCATTTAAGTATATTGTATTGACTTTGTTTTCTAAACCATAATTAATTGCCAATTCAAGAGCTTTATTGTCTTGATATGGGAAATGTATATCGGATAAAATTAAAATATTATTTTGGCCTTTTGGAATTATAAAAGCTTCACACTTTTCATAATCGCTTTCCGGTAAATCAATAATTCTGCTCATAGATTGTTTTTTTTGGGTTTCAGTACGCACTCCCGCTTGGGAAATTGGCGAACTATTTTTGCCATTTTCACCCCTATATCTTCTTACGTTTGTTCGTACACTATCAAATGAACTAAAGTCTAATTTATGTTTATCATAAATCATTCTTGCAATAGCCATCGTTGTTGCATTTGGGAATTGATTTATAAAAGACAATACAATATCTTTTTTATATGTGGCGGAATTTTGATTGCCTTTATAAGACATAAGTTTATAGTTTGGTTGTTCAAACCTACAAAAAAAGTATTGAAAAACAATACTTTAAGGTAAAAAATATAAATCAGCTTCTTCGATTCTTCTATTGGTTAAGCCATTAATAACTTTACCATTTGCTTTATTCCATTTTAAAAACTCAGCTTTTATTGTTAAGTCATTTGGATTTTTATTTATTTTTTTTAATAAAGTACTTGAAGAAAAATTACCAGTTCCAACATTATAAGCAAATGAAACTAAAGCGTTAAATTGATTTTGATTTATATTTGATGTTACTAATGTATCTACTCTTTTTGCAAATCTATTAGCTATTTCTTTAAACATTTCAAATGCTTCCTGTTTAGTAATATCTTTATCTAATAAAGTAACTTTTTTACCATCTGAATAATATGTATTTCCATAACCTATTGTTGGTATTTTAGCTGGACACAAATATGGTTTTAAACTCAATCCTTCGTGTTTAGTTATAAATAAATAACCTTTATTATCTAAAATCATCTGTTTGTTTTTTTATAGCTTTCAAATTGTTTTTTCAAAGCTTCGTGGTCTTTTTCTAATTGCAAATATTTGCCTTCTAAATCATCAAACTTATCCTTCCAATATTTTGAAGCTTCTACTTCTTTTGCATAAGCCAAATAAAGGTCATTAAATTGCTTTTGTAAACTCCTAACATCATTTCTTAAATCTGCTATATCTTTGCTTTGTTCAACATTACAAGCTCTTAATTCATCCCTATCACTTTTTAAATCTTCAACTAAAGCATCATAGATATTTTGAACCTTTGTTAAAAAGTCACCATTGCTATTTTTTAATTCTATTTTTTTAGCTTGTTTACCACCAAATATCCAAGCTATTGGAATTGATATTGTACTAACTATTAAAGCCCAATTTTCTAATAACCAAATCATATCACTATTGCTTCAGCTTGTTGGAATATCTCATCAACTTGGTCATCCGTCATTTGTGTAACTGACTGAATGAATAAAACAGTTTGAGAATATCTCTCTACTGTTGTGCCATAATTCCAAACATTTTTTGCTGCTGTTTTATTTGGTTCAGGTAATTGGTCTAAAGCACTCTCTATTGTAACTATTAAATTCATTAAATTTAAAATAGTTCTCAATCTCCACAATTGTACTTCTGCTGGTGTTTTGTCTTTAAACGCTTGTTCAATTTCTTCTGGTGTTGCACCCTCGTAAAACTCTCTTGTATCAAAATTAAAATATGGCTTAACCATTTCAACTTGTAAAAGTTCATCGATTAAAACTTCAGTCTCTAAACATTCATTAGAGTAGGTTGCCCCAATAACTTGATTAGTTGCTATTTCTATTATTGTTTTCATTAATTTGTAATATTTGCTAAAGTTAAAGTCACACTATCACTTGAAGAAACTAATGTTAAAGTAAAAAATACATAAAGTGTATTTGCAGTATTATAAGTTGTGTTTAATGCAGTAAAATTGTTACTTGAAAAATCTGTAAATGCGTTTTGTATTGGATATCCAATTAAATTACCACCTTGTAAAGTAAATGTTCTAATACCAGTTCCTTGAAATGGAAAAGTTGTTAATGTATTTTGAGCTATTGAAGTAGCACCCGTTAAAGTATTTGATGTATTAATTCTTACTCGAATTGTAGCACCACTTGACCCTCCACTTGGTCTTATTAATTGCCAAATAACTTTCATAACATCGCTACTATTAAAAGTACCACCAGCAATAGTTGCAGTTGCTAAAATAGTTTCAGCAGTTGTACCAGTATGAGCAGTTTGTGAAGTTTGAACAAATCTATAAGGTGTATAACTTAAAGAATTTTGTTTTAAAGCCAAAGCATCAAAAACAGCGTTTTGACTTGGTGCAATAGTTGTAACTCCATCTGTTATACTATCTGCTACTTTTGCATCAGCATATTCTTTTACTAATCTATTAGTTGGATATTTACTTGTCGAAGTGTCTAATGTTGTGTTTTCTTTATTAGCTACATTTTCAGCAGTAAAACCTAAAGCATTTTGTTTATTATTAAATGTTGTCCAATCTGTTGAACTTAATGCACCTCTATTTGATGCACTTGCAGTAGGTAAATTAAATGTATGTGTATCAGTTGATGAACTAATTGCAAAATCAGTTCCACTTGTTCCTACTGCTAAATTTTGTACTTGTGTTGTTAATCCATTTAATGCAGTTAAACCTGTTGTAAATGTTGTAAGTACTTCACAAAGATTTCCATTTTCTGTATGTAGTGTTATAGTTCTTCCACTTGTAATTACATAAATACGAATTGCTAACCTATCAGTTATAAGTAATGAAGTTTGTGGAACAGAAATTGAAGTAAAGTATTGGTCAATAGTTGTTCCATTTGTAATACCTTCAGGATTTGCTGAACCACTTGCTACAAGAGTAAATACATCAGTAGCACTAACTTTATAAATTTCACCATAAAATTGTGGACTTCCACCTGTTGCACTTGATTGAAAATAAAATTCTAAATTCCAATTACCACCTGGGATATTCAAAAATGAAGGGTCTCCTGCATCAGTTATAAATGATGCTATATATCCATTACCTGCTCCATTTGTTCTTGTAAAATTAGTACCTGCCCCAAGTATTGGTGTTTTACTCATTTCATAAAAAGTATCACCCCCAAATGTACCTTGAGAAACACTACCATTAAGATAATAATTAACTGATGAACCACCACCTGTTGAATTTGGGAAGTTAGCTAATGTGCCATCACCTCTAACATATTGAGAAACTAAACCAGCACCTGTAACAGCAATATCACCACTTGATGTAATTGGACTATTTGTAACACTAAAAGCACTTGGCATGGTTAATCCAACAGATGTAACACCACTACCTGTAATATCATCTAAAGTTGCTAAAGGACTTGATGCGCCACTTGGGAATGCATAATTAACAGAATTAACGCTAATACCATCTTTATTTATTATAACATTGTCAGAACCATCAATAGTCCCTAAATAAACAGCACTTGCTCCAATATTTGTAAGCGTGTCATTAACTACACTTTTTAAAACTATTTGCCCATCTCCAAATTCATTAATACTTGTTTCAAAATCATTTGCAGTATTGCTTAAAAAAATCGCACTATCTTCTGCCGAATCTCCTTCATCTAAAACCTCTTGAAGCGTTGGAGTGGTAATATCAGAAGTTAAAGCCATTGTACCGCCTAATCCTCTTATAAAAACTTCTTGAGCTATTTCTGATGTAGATTCAAATCTTAAAGCTGTATCTCCACCTAGATTTAAATCTTGAAAAACAATATTTCTATATCCTAATGATACCTTATTTTCGCTATCTTTAACTATTATATCATTTGTAGTTTCATTACCTGCAGCAGTTACTTGTTGAAGAGTTGGTGTTGTTCCAAAATCTTGCAACTCCCAAACAGCAGCTCCTGTTGTTGCATCAGTACAAACATAAACATTGCCATTATCTAAAATCCAACGTGAGTCAATAACAAAGCCTTTATCGTCATCATCTGTTGCAGTTGGTGTTGTTGTAAAGTTATGCGATACCTCACGAATAGTAAAGCCATCACCACCCATTACATATAATCTACCCGCTTCCCATTTCAATTCGTAATCAACCGCACATCGCAAAGCAATACCTTTAGAACCACCAAGACCTGCATCGGTTGTGCCTTTTTTTAAGTTTGCACCATTGTCTAAAACGATTTTATCACCATCGGAAATGGATATATCAGTACCACCTGTTTGATTACCATTATCTAAAGTATCGGATAATGTTTGACTTCCAACTCCTCCTGTTGAATTAATTACCGGATTTAAAGGATCAGTATTATCAACTGCACTTCCGGTTACACTTTGAACTGTTCCGCTTAATGGGTTTATAGGAATTTCAACAGCCAACTCCCAATGGTCAGTTAAGGACATAACAGCGTTTAAATTCTCGGTGCAAATAACATCGGGATAGCCATTAATGTTTAAATAAGTACCGGCACCACATAAAAAGAAACTTGGTAATTCTGGAACATCCGGCAATTGTTGGCCATCGGTAACTGATATCGCAATATAACCAACACCACCACTCACACCAATAGCAGTAGCAACTAAATCAACTAACTCTTGTATTGTAGCTGATTTCAAATCAGTTCCTACAGTATGTGGAAATAAATTTGTTAAACTTAAAGTTTCATCAGGAAGTTGGTCAACTCTAATCGTTGTAATTAATTCGGGATTTATTGCCATATTTTTATAATTTCATTATTTTTAACAATACCATGTAAGGTTGCATATTTTTATTAATTCCACTAACTCCTTCGGTAGCTGTATAACCTGCGGGATTTGATTGTATACCATTTGGCTCTCCATTACCTGTTATAATATAAAGTCCAGGATCTCCATTGTCTCGGTTTGATCCGCCTACAAATAAACCTTGATGAGAATGTTCAACTACAACTGCATTTTTACTACCTCCAATGGCTTTGATAACATTATAATTATTTCCATAACCTATACTTACTAAACCATCTAAATTTGGAGTTCCGTTTTGACCATTACAAATAGCATAACCCTCGCATAAATCAACACCTAATCCTGTTTCAGTAAAATTATCATCAATATAACCTTGTGAAACCCATAAATCTTTAATTTCAAATTGAAAAGCGTTAGCGTTTATATTTACAAAATCAACTAAATCTTGACCATCTATTTGTTGTAAATCAGTTCCATTTTCAACTGCTATTTTAGAAGTTAATTCTATTGTCCCTGTTGGTAACTCACCAACACGAATTGTGGTTATTACTGCTGGATTTATTGCCATTATTCTGTTGTTTTAATTATATAATTTGCATCTGTATTTGTTGTCAGTATTACATCCGGATCACCATCGTTCAATACAAATTCGCCTAAACCTCTTGTTTGTGGAACACCATAACCAACCATTGAACCGCTAAAAGTTAAAAAGTCATCAACTGCCGAAGCTTCTGAAATTTCAGTAATATAGCATTTGCCATAATCAACTGTTGGGAATAAAGTGCCTTGTATCTTCCAATCTAATAATATTTTTGAACGCTTCAATAATTTCAGCTTATCGTAAGATGCAACCGTAAAAGTTCCACCCGCTACAGCTGAATTGATTTGTATTCCTTCAAATGAAATACTATAACCTTGCATCATTGGTCTTGAAGTATTCCATCCGTTATTATCTCTTGTAGTTGTAGATAGCATTTCTGCATTTTCAGAAAGCGAATTACTTGTTAAACAGCCAATTGGTAACCAGTTCCCTTGTTGTTTAATATACAAAATCCTATCGTTGCCATTGTAGAAATCCATTAAAAGTAGTTTTAATTACTACAAATGTACTAAAAAATATTCTTTGTTTATAATCATTCTAAATAAATTTTATTACATTTGTACATATAAACAATACCAATGGTAAAAAATAGAATCGCTTTAGCTTGGGATGTATTAACAGGTGCAAATAAAAACCTATTTAACGAAAGCATTTATAAATTAGTCGGAGGCCTTACTTCCACATATAACACTACTTTAGAAACTTTAATAACAAAAGGTTATGGAGAGAATCCTGATGTTAATGCAATAGTAAATCAACAAGCCTCAAAAACAACATCAGTTCCTTATTGCGTTAAAAAAATAGATGATAAAGAGGCTTATAAAAAGTTAAAAAAATATCCTAACAATCCAACTTTTCAACAGAAGTTATCAATTAACAAACTTAAACGCAAAGCTTACGAAACTGATACCGAGTTGCCAATGCCATTAGAAAGGCCTAATGTCAACCAAACTTGGAACGATATATTTTTCCTTTATAAAGTTTATCTAAAAGTTTGCGGTAATGTTTATCTATATAAGCAAACAATTAAAGAAGGAGTAAACGCAGGTAATCCATTGCAACTTTATATACTTCCTTCCCATTGGATGCAAATAGTGTTAAAACCAAATGCGGCTTTAATGAGTATTGAAAACCCAATTGATTATTATATTATGCAACAAGGTAATCAATTAATAAGGTTTGAAGCTGCTGATATAATCCACATTAAACGTTCCAATCCTTTTTATAACCAAAGTGGAACACATCTTTATGGTTATAGCGAATTGATGGCCGCCATTAGAAATATAAACAGTTCTAATAATGCAATTGATAACAATTCTAAAACAATGCTTAACAGCGGAGTTTATGGATTTATTCACGCTGGTGATGGAGCAACACCATTAACAGCAGAGCAAAGCCAATCTTTAAAGGAAAGGCTTGTTGAAATGGATAATGATAGTACAAGACTTTCAAACATTGCCGGTGCGAGTGCAAAATTAGGATTTACACGTATTTCACTTACTACCGATGAACTTAAGCCTTTTGACTATTTAAGTTATGATAGACGTACTTTAGCAAATTGCCTTAATTGGAATGTTGATTTGTTAAATGAAGAAAAAAACGGAAGCGGTTTTGGTGTTGATACTATGAACGAAGCACGAAAGCGAGTTGTAACTGATAATATTAAACCCGATTTAGATTTGTTAGCGGAATACCTTAACCTTGAATTTATTCAAAAGTTTAAAGGTTATGAAGATGCCGAGATTGAATGGGATATTTCAGAACTACCGGAAATGCAAACAGACATGGAAACAATGTCTAAATGGGTTAACTCTGTTCCTTTAACATTAAACGAAAGAAGAGAAGTTTTTAACTACGAAGAAATTGACGATGAAATGATGAATGAAATTTATATCCCTACCGGAATAGTCAATTTAAACGATCCAACTCTTAATACGTTAATGGATGGACAAACTACGATTTAGACAAGAAGTTCAAGCCTACCGAATAGTTAGAAGAAATGTTATTAAAATAGTTAATGCTATTCCTTTTAACAATATGTCTAAAGTAACTTATGAAGCTTTAATTAATTCAAACGTTACCGAAAAACAAATAAAGGATATGTATAAAGAGATTTATACTACTTTAGGCAATCCACAATACAAACGTATTAAAAGAAGTATTAAAGTTATTGAATTAGACTTTGAGACAATTATTGCTAATTGGATTAACTCCAATATGGGTTTACGTATTGTTTCAGTACATCAAACATTAATTGATTCAATAATTGCTGTTATTGCTAAAGGATATGAAGATAATATTTCAGTTGCCGATATAACAAGAAATCTACAAAATAAATTCGGATGGTATAAAGCACAAGCTTTAAGAATAGCAAGAACTGAAACTACAACTGCAACTAATTTCGCTACTGTTGTAGCTGCACAAAACTCTGACTTTGTATTAGAGAAAACTTGGATAAGCGTACAAGATAACAGGACCAGGAGACCGCCTAAATCTATTTATGACCATTTAGATATGAATGGTGTTAAAGTTGATATTAATCAGCCATTTTTTACAAGTGGTGAAGAAATAATGTATCCTGGTGATCCAAATGCAAAGGCAGGAAATGTAATTAACTGCCGATGCAAAGTGGTGTTTACTGTTAAAGAAGATGAAAACGGATTACCAATAAGAAAAACTATCCTTTAATAGTTGCCTTAACTGTATTATTACCATAATCAGGACTTACTGTATATTGAATATCTGATAAATCAGTATTATAAAATTGTAATAATTTTATTTTAGTTATATTATTTTTATAATTATAATCCCATTCAATAGGCATAAATAATCCAACTATATTATCGATAGTAACTACTGATAAGTAAGGAATATATCCATAAACATCGCCTGTAAATACTTTAATAGGATTTGATTGTATTCTTAAATCATCCATTGCTGAAATACCTAATAATGGTAAATTTTCAAATTTATTTTTACGTGTCCAAAATGTTGTTAAAGTGGTTAAATCATCTTTAAATATAGAACCAATAAAAGATGATATTCCATCACCATTAAATACTTTTTGATTTTCTTTTGTTATTGAGCTTGGAGGTTGTGAACGAGTAACTGTGTGAAATTCTCCAACCAAACCTTGTGATTCTAAAATATTGCTAATTAAATCAACAGAATCATATCCTGCTACATCAAAATCACCAAAAGGATTACATAATATGATTTCTAAAGTACAATCATTAATTAAAGGAGGTAATGATAATTTAAAATTTCCATACTGTATTCCCCATAGAGTTCCATCAGGATTATATGGAACATTAAATATATAAAGTGTATTATAATTTACCCAAGTATTGTTTTGGTGTAAATAATATCCATCACTTGTTTTTATTTTCATTTTATAAGCTACATTTTTACTTTCACCAGGATTTTGCGCAAATAATTTTGCATTAAAATTAAATGATTCTCCTAATTCACCATTTATTGGAGTTGAGGTTATTAATTCAAATACTGTTCCTGTTCTTGCTACTACCAATCTTGAAGTAGTTGAATTTATAAATGGATATTTTATTAAATTTGCAGGTAATGTAGGACTTGTTGTCCAATTGTAAAAAACTGGATCTGCTTCCCATTCAGCTACCGGAATAGTTGTATCAAAATTAAAAGTTGGATTTGTTACTAATCCAGCCACTAATCCATATTGATAATTTAATCGATATGCCGATATTGCTCCTTTTACTTCGATTTGTTGATTTGCACCTGCATGATGAGGATAAAATCCATTTATTTGACTTCCTAAAACTGCATTTAAATTCTTTGTAAAAACAGCATCAGTTGTTTGATTAATAAATTCAGTATAACCATTTAACTCTAAATCGTTAGGTCTATATATCCACCATTGGCCATCTTGTTGAGTTATAACTGCTGAAAATAAATTTAACATCGAAGTTAAAACCTCGTTGCAATCCATTATAATAATATCGTTTTTATCTTTTATAAAACGATCTGAATTAACATAAATGTCTTTTAAAATATTTGTTCCTGTATAACCAATATATTCAACGTAAACACTTGTATTTATATCTAACGACAAACGTGTTCTGTCTAAACAACCTTTAATAACATCATAAACGGACATTTTACCTGTAAAAGGTAATCCATTAGTTTGAACAAAAGATAAGTCTTTTAAAGCACCTAATATATCATTGCTTTCAATGTTAACATACCAAACATCATTAACAAAACTTTGTTGGCATCCATCCGGTTTTATGTATCCTTCAAATATAATTTGACTGCCTTTTAATAATTCAGTTTTATAGGTAAACTCATCTTCAAGTAAAAATTCATCAAAGGTTAATGTTTGGTTTGCTTCTAAAGATAAGTCTAATCCTGTACCTCTAATCTGATCCAATATGCTATCAACATTTGATTTTTTAAGTGTAAATGTTCCGTATATTTCAGATGCAGTACCTTGATAATTGCTTTTATAAATATTTAGTGTATAATCATCAAAATATAAATAATACTTTAAATTACTTCCAAACGGCTCTACATCTTCAGTAGTTATTGTAATGTTTTCATTTAAATCTTCACCAATGGTAACAACAGCATCAGCTTGGATTAAAACTTCAATAGTATTATTAACTAAACTATATTGAATTAAATCATTTTGATATGTTTGCCGTAAAAAACTTAACAATATTTGCAAAGTTTCATCAAGCGAAGTGCCTATTGGAACTTCATAAAATTCTGTCGGTGTTGCACCATTAGCAATAAAATCAACTTTCAATTCAAAATCACCTGTTGGATAATATAAAGGAAATGAATTTACAGTTATGGTATAACTATATCCAATTACATTTATAACCGGTTGTGCGCTAAAATCTATTATTATTTTCTTTGCCATTATCCTAAACCTAAAGTTCCTCCTAAACGTTTATTTGAGTTTAAAGTATTATTTAAAACTCCTATTAACTTTTGCCCTGCGATTTCAAA